AGTATTCCAGTTTCGTGGGCTTTGGCAAACTTTCCTCGGCCTATTTTAGTTGTTATGATGATTTCTACCATTGTTACCGTCCTCCTTCGGATTATCATCCTCTCGTTTTACGATTTTCAGTTCCATCGAAAATTTTGGTTTCAATTCTTGTTTCATGCTGATACCTCCGTTATCACAACTTCATGTAAAACAACCTCCCGCACACCGTTGAATTGTAAGTTCCCGGTGAATGGAACCAACATATCGAATCTTGTGACCGGAGATGTTTCCATTTTGTGATTTAACGTTTCGTTACTGTTATTTTTTGGTTCAACAGAGATAAACCCATTGAAGCGGTGTTCTCCATCAAATTGCAGAACACCGTTGAAAAAGAACCGTTTTGGTTCTAAAACAACGGTCGTTAACCCGGTTTGTGCCGGAATAACCGAAGTATCACCGGGTATTTCAATTATGAACACAGGATGATGCGCCCCGATTTCGCGGTCAGCATTGAACTCTTCCCACCCATTGAAGCGCGCACACCCGTTAAACCGGTTAACCGGACCAGTTGTAACCTGTTGGTTGATATTTACGGTTTCTTCGTTAATGAGATTAAACGGAGAGTATCCCCCATTAAATCGAGATAAACCGTTGAAATACCGAACACCATTGAAGAAATAATGTCTGATGTTTTCAATGGTGATTATCAGTTTCCCGGTGTTTTCTAACTCTAATCCATCGCCAACCGCCGAAATAATCGGGAACCAATGAACCTTAATACCAGCGGCGGTAACATTTTGCATTACGTTTTGAATATCCCGAATAGACGCAAGAATATCGGTAACATTGTAAAAAATCCCGTATTCTTCAAATATTTCTTGAATATCGGCGTATAACGTATCCAAATCACAACGGATAATGATAGTTGCGGGTTCTGGTGGTCCAAGTGGGCACGGATCACCGCCATCAAAAACTTGAATTTCACCGTTGAAACTGGTATTCCCGTCGAAGTGGTAGTCCCACACCGCGACGTCCGTCCACCCTTCTTGAATACCGAGAAACCCGTTTCCCATGAATGCGCCGAGCACTTCATTAATCCGGTCAATTTCACCGCTTGATAACAGTGTAGCGGTTCTGACAATTAATCTTCTCCGGTATTCAATATCCGTGAATCTACCCCGTTGAACACCGAGTTCAACTCCAATACGGTCAAGCGTTAAACCTTCAGCATCTTTTAATGAACGCCACGCACAAACGGTAGTGATAGCAGTTCTCAGTGTATCCTGGCTTTTCCCATCGATTTCGAGAACTTTATGGATATTGCTCCCCAATTCTTTAGTGTAGTTGTCCGGTATCCGCGTTAATTGGTCTTGCGCGGTTTTGCTGAACGTGGATTCCGTCATAACACCGTAACCTCAATGTCACCCGGGATAGCAACCGCTGTGTTTGGAATGGAAATGTTTGTAATCCCGTTATTTACCTTCAGAATCGGGATATCAATGATTCCTATCGTTTTGTGGATTTGCGCCACAAGCCGGGTGTAAATTACGTCGTCCCCGAGTCCAAACCCGGAAATATACGTTTCTATTATGGTTTTTACCGTTTGGGTTCCATCGACCGGGAATACCAACGGATCAACGGTTAACCCTATAGTAACATTGATTTCAACCGTTTCGGGGCGAGTAAACCCGATATAGTGGTCATTTCCGTGAGAATCTGGTATCGTATGAGTAATATCGCCCCAACATTGGATTCCTGCGGGTTTCACCCCAAATAATGTCGAAGTGATATCAGCCGCATCCCCGCCAAACACGATAGGAGCGATGGATTTTGCAGGAATCCCGGTTATTGCGTCTAATTCCATCGTTTCATTTTGTCTGACAATCGCATCAACTACACCGTCAATATTCAATAACGCCGCTTCAATTGCTGCGTTAGACGCACCACCGGGTTTAGCAACGCTCCGAATATACCTATCCCGTAATTGTGCATCGGTTTCAGTATCCCTGCCTCCGAGTGTCGCTTCTGGGTTTGATACGGACGTTAAACCAGAAAGGGAAGAAACAACCTTGTTAATCAGTCCAGCCCCAACATTCCCGGTGATTCCTGGTTCTATCGCTTCTACATCGAGTAAAACCGACCCGTTAATGATTTCTCCCGCTTCAATGGTTCGGAATACAATCCCTGTCCCGGTTTGGACGTCAAACCCATGGTATATTTGGGTCCCGTCTTTACCGGAAAACAACACTTTCCCATACGCATTTCTTGATAATTGCCGGGATATCCCGATATCTTGGCATTTCCGGTCAAGAGTAATCCCTTCTGCGGTAGAAACGAATCCTGACAGGTAAACCTCTTCTAACCGCTGCCAAACCAGGGCTTCATCCCAGGCGTTCAGTCGGACCAGCATCCCCAACGGGGAAGATTCGGAAAGGTTGATATCGTTTCCGAAAAGTTCCCGCGCACGGCTTTCCTTTTCAGAAATGATGTCGCTATACCGCTTGGGGCGAAACCCATGCTTTGTTAACCCGAAATCGGTCATATCGTTATCTCCATCTCGAATGTATCATCATTCACCGAAGCAACCAGATTAATTAATAATACCCGGGTATGTTCGTTATATTCCAAATCCACGGTATTTATGGTAATGTTTCTCGAATCGCGGGAAACAGCATCGAGGATTGCCGACCTGATATCAGATATGGCAGGATAATATTTCTCCCCAAGAATCGCGTCATATTCAAACCCGTATTGGGTATTGAGGAACCATTCACCGAGCCTTGTCGTCAACAGTATTCGCAAATGTTGGGCGGCTTCATCAACGCCGGAAACGGTTTCCAACCCCATTTTATCAGTAATCACCAGGTCGTTCGTTTCCGGGTCTAAATACAATGATTTCATTTGGCAATCACATCTCCGCTTCCAACCGTAGCAACGCCAGCCCCACCGAGATAGACCACCCCGTCCCCAACACGGTGAACTGCCGCCCCATTCACGAATACGGTCCCACTTCCGGTTGCAGCCGCCCCAACGCCGCAATGCGGGCAGGAATGAACAACGGGATCACCAACTCGGACAACGGCACGCCCATTAATGAAAACGTTGTTAGAACCCGTTATATACGCTCCAACGACTCCGTGAGGACAGCAATCAGGAATACCATGAGAACAGATCCCCGCATGAACATCTCCAACCCGCACTATTCCCGGCATTTCTGTATCCCTCAGTCTTCCGAATCGCCTTCGTTCAATAGAATTTGTTCTCCGTCTATTTTAACCGTTCCGTCCGAACGAATCGCAATATCGCCGGTTGAACGGATATCAATCGTTCCTTGATTGAATACCGTGATATTCCCGTCAATATCCAATACGATTTTGTTTAACCCGTTCTCAGTTGAAATTAATAGGTCTTCACCGTGTTCTTCAGGCATTGGGTTCGGTTTGGCAGTGAAACTACCCACCACCACCGCATCAGCCAGATTGTGGCGGCGTTTCCCGTGTTGGTCGGATTTTGCCCCGGTTGTAAAAACCCCGTCGATTCCCCGTTCAATAATGACTGCAATTACAATATCACCTGGTTTATACGGCGGTCTGATGATGAACCCACCAGCCCGGATACAAGACACGTAAGCATTCAGGATTGGGGCGTATTCTACTTCTTTATCGTTGATTAACGGTTGTAAATCCGCTTGCATCAAAACGGGGTCATATGTGATGATTTCTGCAAGAACCGCTGTATGTAACCGCGCATTATCATTTGCACGATAGTTTTCCATGAATTCGAGAAACGCCGACATTCTCATTCCCCCGGTAACTTGAGTTTCACCGTGGTTTTAAATTCAGAACCAGTATTCACGTGAAAACCAGAATCGACAACATATGTGCCGTTGGCTCGTTTAACTTTATCAGAATCCAATTCTACCTTTGTTCCGTGTCGGATTCGGTAATTGAGCAACGATTCGACTTCCCAAAGGATTTCTGATTCTTCCCCATCAATCCGCTTTGGAGAGCCGATCATCCCCGTAGTTGGGGAGAGAATGACCGTATCATCCCGAACCCCTCCAACCGGCAAGACGTAAATCATCCCATGCACGATATGGATTTCCGCATTACAATCTTCGGCTATCTCTTGGATAATCTCTTTTGGAGAGCCAGAAAACGAGATTCCTTCCACGTATATCAGGTTAATTGGGAGTTGAATCTTACCAAGTTCTAATCCGCTTTCTACGGTGATTATCTGTTTCAATATCTGTTCTGCGGTTGTTCCTGGCACATAAGAACGATTGATTACTTTATCGTATGAAACTGCGGTATCATGCACTTCAATTTCGCAAATGCGGTCGTTTCCTTCGTTGAAAACCGCAACATGCTTAATTATACCGACTATGAGAATACCAGAATCGCCGCCGTATCCGGCTCGCAATGTCAGTTTCTTCCCAGAATCTTCTTCAACTTTGAACATCTCTTCTGTATCGGCAAGGAGATTGTAAATATCAATTACGCAAAAATCAGGTTCGCCGTCCTTCCCGAATTCCATGCGGAATTTGATTTCGTATTCAGGATACGTGAATTCCCGGACGCCGTTTTCCATCTCGTAAGTAACCGAGGCTTCACGAAGCCAAAAATCAGACATTCTCAATATCCTCCGGCCAAACCAGGTAAAGGAACACAGATTCTCCGAGTTCATGCCACCCAACCCGGGTAACCTTCTCAGATGGATCAAACGGGATAAAGGCACATTTCGGGAACCGTTCGTCGTAAAAGTTCCCAAATAGCGGCGTCCCGTATATCAATGGCTCCCCAATCGCTAATATCTCGTCTCCTTTCATCAAATCAACGGTGAATAGGTCGGCAATGAGATTATACTGGAAAACAAACGTGAATGACGTTTTCCCGAGCCGGATTGTCGTTTTATATGGGAGTTGTGTTTTATGTATAGAGATTATTTCCATTCCTGACCACTCCTCACCGCGACCACGGGTTCAAGATGCTTTTCAAGATGGATACCGAATCGAACACCGGGCCTGGGATTCCCATTATGGCCGGTTGTGGTTGTTCTCGTCCACGGTTAGAAATTGGGGCGACTTGTGTTTGTGTTTGGGCGGGAACGGTTTTCGACACGATTTTTTCGAGAACGGGGTCCGGCTTGACGCTTATTGTTTTCACGATGGCTATTTTGATTTCTTGCAGAACCAACGAAAACCTGAACCCGTCTCCGATAGAAACGTCTTCTACAACCCGGAATTCTTTGATAATGAAATTCCGATAGGTTCCACGACCGGAATAGGTCACAGATAACCGCTTTTCCTGCCAAAACCGAATATTATCCAGTTTGGTTGAAGCGTCCTGGCCTGTGACGATCCCTTCAATTGAGACGGATTTTGGCCGGTTTGAAGCGTGATCGGAATATTGCTGTCCTCCTTCAATTGGGTATTCGGTTACGTCCGTGGTATAACTCGGCCGTTCTTCCAAGACTACACTGAATTCAACGGACCCTGAAACCGATATCAGTTTTGCACGATTTTTCCCCGAAATCATATATTGCTCCCCAATCCTTTTTGTCCTTTTCGCCGGATTTGCCGGGCGAAATACGTCTCTGCGTGCTGGTCGAATGTTTGTCTCAGCCGCCTGTCAACCGCCGTAGCAATCGTTTGGGCGTCATTTCCACTAGCGGTGATATGAATGGTTGTTGATGGAGCGAACGTGCTGTAAACGCTCTGAGGCGTGCTTACAGTGTCATTCTCCGGCCGGTAATCATATCGTTGAACGGTGGTATCCTGGTCAGGAGATTCAAATTCAATTTGTTTCTCCGGGATATCATAACCACGGCTAATGTGTTCGGGGATTATCGGTTCGGTGATGATTCCACGGTATTCAATGATACCTTCCAGGGTTTCTACTATTGGTTTGATAATTTCAGAGAGATACGTAATCGCACCAGTTAACCCAGCCAATTCAGGTTCGATGATTTCTGTGTCGTATTTGACTGTCATCCCATCGGGAATCGGCGTTTCGGGCGGTTGGTCACGATATAGAACATTTCTTTCCAAAGCAGTAATGTTTGGTTCATTCACTGTAGATAGATACGTGATATCTGCCGCGAAATCGGATATCTCGGGTTCTGTGACCTTGAATTCATATTGTACATATCCCATCAAAGGTTTGATGAACGGTTCCAACACTGACGCCACATACGTTATCGCCCCGGTCAGGGCGGAAATCGTCGGTTCTGATACCTCATTCTCATAAACCACGGTCCCATTGCGGTCAATTATTGTCGGTTCTGAGACGCGAGTCTCATAGGTGAGTTCCCCCTTGAGTGCGGAGATGACCGGCTCGATAACCTTAGCCAGGTAGGTGATTGCCCCGGTGAGATCACTGACCGTTGGCTCTGACACTTCGGGTTCATAGACGAGATCCCCCGTGAGTGTCGGCACTTCCGGTCCGGGGAGCGTGGTCCCATACTCTATAGTCCCGGCAAGTGCCGGCACCTCAGGACGGAGGACCTCTGACAGGTAGGTTACTACACCGGTCAGCAAGGGGATGAATGGATCCAGCACCGACGCTACGTAGGTAATCGCGCTGGTTAAAGCGGAAATCGTCGGTTCTGATACTTCGGGTTCATAAACGACGGTTCCGGCACGGTCCGCGATCATAGGTTCTGAAACACGGCTTTCATAGGTGAGATTTCCCGTGAGTGCAGAAACAACCGGTTTAATGACCGTAGACAGGTACGTAATCGCACCGGTGAGTTCCATTATCTCTGGTCGGACCGCTTCAATCTGGTATTCACCCCCAATAGGAGCGGGGATACTTGGATCTTCGACAATTGTGTCGAATTGGAAAACCCCGGTTGATGTGGTCGGTTCTGGCATTGGGATATTGGTCGGAACACTCTGCTCTAGACCGATGGTAAGTCCATCCCCAATTGCTATTCCCGTCTCTTGCATGAGTTTGGACGGAGAACGGATACCGAAAAAATCTTTAAACCCACCAATAATGGTTTCTCCTATCCCGATAACCGCTTCAAACACCGGGTTCTGCTCCCCAATGATTCCATTGACCAGCCCCCGGATGATATCTCTGCCGATTTGAACAAGGTCGATGTTCCCGAGATACTCGGTGATTTCATCCCATTGTCGGATGAGAATCCCAATCGGATGATACTGCCAAAACAAGTCAATAACAGCGGAAAGGCCGTTGTCTATTGTCTCACTAAGCCAGTTAACACCGTTTTGTGCGGCATTGGTCAACCAATTCCATCCACCCCCAATTGAGGCGGTAACGGTATCCCAATTATCGGCTAATAGGCGCATCGCCGCAATTGGGGCGGTAATTGGGAAAAGAAACGCGAGAATACCCATACTGTCAACAAGCCATTCTGCACCGGCAACCAGTCTTCCAACCGTCGCATCCCAGGCTTCGCTGATCCACTCGGTAACTCCGGTGATTGATTCGCCGCAATCCTCCCACTTCCCCATGAACCAATCGGAAATAGCATCCCAATTTGAGGCCAGGAGGTAGAGCGCCGCTCCAAGGGCAACAATGCCCACGATAACCCAGGTTAACGGGTTAGCAAGCAGGGATGCTGTAAACGCCCATACTGCTTTCGTAGATGTGATGAGTGATGTCATCAATTTTGTATCTGAGATATTGCTGTATAGAGTCGCCGCGCTTGCTGCACTGGTTAATAGTGGGCCGGCCATCGCTAATCCACCGCTTGTTAACAGTGCAAATGTCCCCACGGTTGTTTTAATCGGCCCAGGTGCGTTTTTAAACGCATCTAACGTTCCTTCTAAAACCCCGAGGAAACCCGATTGTATTGGTATGGTTGAACCGGCGATTTCTCTGCTCAATTCACCTTGAATAACCGAGATACGGGCCAGGGTATCGCCATATTCCCCGTAAGTCATATCGGTTTCTTCGACCATGATTTGAGATTGACGCATAACCTCTTGCTGGAAAGCAAGGCTCCGTTCCTCATCGGTTAAAGCAGTAACGGATTTTTTAACTGATTTTGCGTATGTTTCATATGCGGTATTCGCATCAACAATAATCCCGAGGTTATCAAGGATAAGTTTGGATTGCCGGGCCGTCCCGGTAACAATAGATTGGTAATAATACGAGATATCTCCACCAAACCGGCGAGATGCTGCCCGCGCAGCCTCCATCATGGCAGGAATCGTTTCGGCGTCGATTCCCATCGTCATTGCGTAATTAGCCTGTTTAATTTGGTCAAAACTGGATATAGTTCCCGCTGCCGCTCGATCCATCTCTTCAAGCATTGTATCGGCATTTTCACCGAGATTCTTTCGAAAATTGGCCGACATGCTTTCAAATTCGGCGGCTTGTTTGGCATTGGAAACGACAAAATAGGTCCCGGCGGCCCCTGCGGCAGTCATCGCCGCCCCAATCAGGGCAACCTCGCCCCAACTGCGTTTCGCGGTATCTGCGGCTTTTTGGGTTACGTCGGCGTTCTTATCGATTTCTTTATTCAACCTATCAACGTCTTTTGTAACATTTTCAACACCTTTCCCGGCAGTATCACTGTAATTTTTGGTTGCTCGTTCTAATTCTGTAAAATTGCCTTGAGTATCGATAACGCCAGAATCTAACCGATTGATTTGGTTATCTATCCCAAGGAGACGGTTACTCACATTATCCGTCATTCCAAGTTCAATCATCAACGACCGCAGAACCGTCACATTACCGTCTCCTTCTCGGGGATTGTGTATTTTGGTTAATCATTTCGTTTCTTATGTCTAATGCCGCATTCGCTTCCATAATTTCATCTTCTGACATGGATGTGGCATCAGAATAAGTGATTCCGGTGTCTGACAGAATTAACCGCCAGAACCACCAATTTGAGCGTGCTAATGTTTTAAATTCCGTCTTACTGCGGTATGGTTCCTCCGTGTTGAAATTCTATCGCAGCATTGGCAACCTCCTGACATTCATCGTAATCCTCAAAATCATCAAGAGACACCCGGGGATTGACCACCATATGCTCGAAGATTTCAGATAAGAACTTCTCTTCGGACATCACACCAAATCGGTTCTTGCACCGGTCCCGGAGCCGAGCCCATTCCCGAGGTGGAATTTTCTTCAGGGTATACTCCTTACCCTGAATTTCTACCTTCTTTTCGGACATTACCGCACCTCATAGTCGGCAATGCGGATAGTAAACTCGATTTCCGGGATACTGTCACCGGCAACCCCCGAGAGGTCGGGAAGTTTCTCTATCCAGGCTTCGGACCCACCTGCGGCGATTTCATCGGTATTCCGGTCGATGAGATGAACGGGATCAATGTCATCACTATTCGCTTTGCGAATCAGGTACGTGAAATCAGGACTCGTCCTTTTCACCGTAACGGTAATGTGGCCGAGAGGATCGTGGTTCCTTGACCGGGAAACCTCTCCTTGCGCTCCAACGTAAGTCTCCCACCGATTCGCTTCCTTTCCCGCTGTAATCGGAGTTCCGGCGGCAAGGCCGGTAATGGTTCTTCCTCCGTATACAAGCATGTAGTTTTCCGGGTCGTAATTTCTAACAGTCATGTTTCACCACCTCACAGGGAAATGACTCCTTTTACTGTAACGTTGTGAATAGCACC